CCACATTTAAAATTATAATTATTTAAAAACAATAAAAAAAAATGGCTGATAAAAAGAAATCAATTTTAGAAGAAGCTTTGTTGGATGCGAATAGAATCCAGGAGGCTCTAAATGCCAACTCAAAAGAAATACTTACTTCTTTAACGAAGAAAGAAATTGACAATGTAGTGAAAGAATCTTTAGAAGAAGATTATTTAGAAGAAGATGTTGATAACGATACTGAAGAACTTGAGGGTGATGAAGTAGACGTTACAGTTGGTGACATCGAAGGCTCAGAAGAAGGTGATGACCTAGAAGGTGATTACGAATCTGGAATGGATGCGTTAGCATCAGATGATGAGATTGAGATGGATATGACAACAGCATCAGATGAAGATGTTATCTCAGTTTATAAGAAATTAACTGGAGATGATGAAATCGAAGTTGTAGTTGACGATGAAGCTGGTGAAGTTAAACTTACTGTTAATGAGCCTGGCGAGTTTGTAATTAAAACTGGCGAAGGTGAAGCAGAAGTAGAAGACGAAATGCCTGTTGACATCGAAATGGATGCTGACATCGAAATGGATGCTGAAGAAATGGATGCTGACATCGAAATGGATGCTGAAGAAATGGATGCTGAAGAAATGGATGCTGACATCGAAGACGAAGCTGATGATGAAGCTGATGACGAGGTTATGTATGAAATCTCATTAGATGAGATGGATGCTAAAAACTTTGCTGACGCAAATGATAACACTGGAGATTTAGGTTTTGATGAAGACCAAGCTTTTGCCAATGAGTATGGTGATATGGTTATGTCTGAAGAAAGTGAATTAGAAGAAGGTGTTGATGGATTAACTGAAGAAGAGTCTGAAGAAGAAGGGGAAAAAGAAGAACTAGAAGAGCAAATCCCAGTTGGTATTTCGCAAGAAAAAAGAACTGAAGGTCAAAAAGCTAATATAGGACAACCTAGACCTAGAAAGGTTAACGAATCTAAAATAATCAAAAAATATAATACTCTATTAACGGAGGCTAAAGAACTTAAGGGTAAGAATGAAGAATATAAGCAAGCCCTCAAGCAATTTAGAACAATGTTAGCAGAGACAGTAGTTTTTAACTCTAATTTAACTTATACAACTAAGTTATTCATGGAGCATTCGACTACTAAAGAGGAAAAAGAAGCAATTTACAAGAGATTTGATAATGAAGTTTCTACTCTTAAGGAATCGAAAAAACTATTTAAGACAATTGAAAGTGAATTAGGTTCAAGAAAACCAATCACTGAATCTGTTGAAAATAAAATAATTAAAGAAGCTTCTTCTAGTAAGTCTACTCAATTAAATGAGAGTACTGCTTATGTTGATAAGGAGGCTTCAAGAATTATGGACCTTATGAAAAGGGTAAGTAATAGATAATAAAAAAATAAATAAAAAAAAAAACAATAAAAATTATGTCACATTTATTAAATTCTGGACAAGTTGGGAACATCGGATTAAACCACATGAAGGCTATCCGTACACAAACTCAACAAAAATGGGATTCTTTAGGATTCTTAGAAGGTCTTAATGGCCACATTAAAGAGAACATTGCTCAATTATATGAAAACCAAGCGTCTTCATTATTAACTGAGTCTACTGATGCTACGTCATCTGGTTCTTTCGAAACAGTAGTATTCCCTATTGTAAGAAGAGTATTCTCTAAATTATTAGCTAACGATATCGTATCTGTACAAGCTATGAACATGCCTATCGGTAAATTATTTTACTTCGTACCACAAACATCTTCTAGAGTAGATGCTGCTGGAAACGCTGGTGATATTCACATTGATGGTGCACAATTTTCTGCTCACACAGGAATGAATCAATTACCAGAGTGTGTTGGTGTAAACAACTGTGTAGTTACTCCGATGAAGGCTAAAAACCTTTACGATTTATACTACAATGATGGTTTATTTGATAACTCTAAAGGAACTGCTACGTTAGTAACTTCTGGTGCTGAGATTCTTAAGACTCTTAACGCTGATGGAACTTTCTCAACTGCTGCTGATTTAGCTGCACTTCCAACTGCAACTGATGGTTCTTTAAGAGCTATTATTATCCAATTATCTGGATTCTCTTCAGTTAATGCTGGTAGATTAACAGGACCAGATGGTAACGAACAAGATACTGAGGCTTTCTTAGCATCTCTTAAAGTTACTTCTGCTGCTGCACTTATCGACCAAGATGCATCTGAAATCATCGCTGCTGGTGCTGAAGTACCATTTAGATTGGTTACTCAGAAATATGGTAGAGGTATTGTTGATTATTCTGACATTTGTGATGCAAATGGTGTGATTTACTTAGAATTAGATGTTACTCACCCAGCTGTAACAACTGAAACTTATGATGGTTATGTAGGTGTTGATATGGGTGGTGCTCAATCTGCAATTACTGAATCTAACTTCGCTGCTTCATGGGTAAGATATGCGTCTCTTGAATTCGAAACTGAATTAGGTGAAGTTTCTTTCAAACTTGATGAAGTTGTTGTTTCTGTAGAAGAGAGAAAGTTAAGAGCTACTTGGTCTCCAGAATTAGCGCAAGATGTTAGTGCATTCCACAACATTGATGCTGAAGCAGAATTAACTGCAATGTTATCTGAGCAAGTTGCTGCTGAAATCGATAGAGAAATCTTAAGAGAT